GAACTGTGTTTTGAGAGGTTGTTCCTTCTAATACTTCTGCAGTTGCGATAGGTGTATTAACACCATCAGTCAAACTTAATGTAGCACCTTTAGTATAAGAACTTCTTTGATCTAATAAAATTAAGAAAGTTTTTATAGAAGCAGAAAAAGTTCCAGTCTCATCAAAAGTTCCATTTACATTTCTAAGGACAATAGTATTGTCATTCCTAACTGTACCGACAATAGAACCAAATGCACCAGAAGAAGGTTGAGTTAAAGTATCATCTGCAAACAAATACGCATTTTGGATTGTTGTTAGCTTTACAACTTTATTTTCTTTACATTCTAAGTAATTAACATTTTTTCCTTTTACAGAAGAAATAATAGATTCAACTTCAGATCCTTCTGTTCCTTTATTATCAAAATATAATTGAGAATTTATAGAAAAATTATTAGAGGATCTAATTATATCAATATCATCAACAGTTCCAGATTTTACCTCACCAATAGATGCGATAACACCTTCACCATTACCTTGCATTCCATCAATAAAATATTTTTTGGAATTTTTAGGAATGTCATCTTGATTAATATTAGAATTGTAATTACTATCAACAGGTAAGGAGTAGAAGTTCTCTCCTAAAATGTATGGATACTGCGGTACTTGATTGCTATCAATAGTAATGAAATAAGCATAAGTTCCTTTCGGAAAGTCTGGGGTAATACAAAATCTTCCATTGTTCTCATCTAGTGTGCCACTTTTGTGGGTATAGGTGTAATCATTGTTAAATGATCCAAGAGGATACTTGGAAAGAGAAGGTCCTTCTCTACGATTTCCATTTAAAGAATAACTAGATGTCATTCTAATAATAGATGACGTAGAATCTAAAGGATTCTCATAACCGAATGCACCATAAATTGGATTGCCATCATAAGCAAATCCAATTATAGGAGAATGAGTTTTTATAGTAGGTTCTGTTCCAGCACTGTTAATATTATCATTAAGAGCAATACGTAAAGCTTTTGGATTACCTACATGTCCATAACCATATTCTAATGCATTATTGTAATTTTGAAAAATATAACCATACTCAGTATCAAGATTATTTTCTAACTTTTTAAATCTATTAAAGTTCCATTCTTTCAATAAAGGAATACCAGTTGCATCTTCACCAACAGGAATGATATCTACAATAACGGTGTTTTGATTATAAAAATTTCCTCCATCAATTTTTTCAAATCCAGTGATATTACCATCAGTGTTTACAATTGCATTATAATTTGCAAACCTACCTCTACCAGCATTGTCTCTAATCCTTACAGTTGGTGGAGATGAATAGAATTCACCAGGATTATCAATAATAAGACTTGTAACTTTACCACCAGTTACTACAGCACGCACAGATGCGTTTCTACCAGAAGTGATAGTAACATCTGGAGTTCTTGGAAAAACATCTTGAGTATCTACAATAATTCTTTCTACAACCTGACCAGTTAAGACTGCTCTAGCTTTATTAGGAACTTGATCAATCAATACGAAAGGTGGTTTGTCATATCCTCTACCCTGTGTGTTAATTCTAATTTCTTCTAGTTTACCAAAACGAACACTATCGTGATCTCTGAAACCGTAGACAGGGACACCGTTTAGAAGGATACCTACATCTCTATTTGGAGTCTTATATGTTTCTGTAGTTCTTGTTGCTTCTTTTCTAATAATACGAAGAATTCTTTGATCTAGTAATTCTTCATTTACTATAGATCCATCAAGAATTTTATATGATGGAAAAGAAGAAGATGTTATGTAGTAATATTGATCGTCAGCAAAAATAGATGATGTATCTGTAGTTAATTGACTTAAAGATGTTTGAATGCTTGGTAATGTTGGAATTACTGGTGCAATTCCTTGATTTAGTAACCATCTTGTTTGATTAGTACCAGTTTGTACAATTTTAGGATCTGCAGTTTCAAAACCAGGTCTAGATACAAGAATTTTGTCGCCAGGACTAGAGTATGGTTGAGCATTTTCTGGTTTTAAATTATAAACAACACCAAATGTAAGTAATGTTACATCAGAGTTTGCAATCGTTACTGGTTTGTATACTGATGTTCCTACAGGATATGCAATAGCTCCTGATGCTTGTCTTTCATCAATAATAAACTGAGTTACAGTTTTCTCATTAAATGTAATTGTCTCAGTTCCAATTAAAATAGAACCAGTCTTTTCCCAACCAATAGTAGAAGATACATTGATTCTATCACCAGTGCTATCTGTTCCAGTAACTGCTTTCTCAATTTTAGTCTTAGTTGAGATTGCAAATTCACCATTAACAGTCTCTGGTGCAAGTACAATATTATAAATTACTTCGTTATCTGCTGTACCATCAGCATAGACATTATCTACAGTAGCATCTGCATATCCATATTCTTCAGTAGCAGTCTGAACTATCTTCTTTCCAATTAAGTCGTTTACGTTACCAGATATAACCTTACACTTAAGAGCATATACATTGATCCAATCAGACTCAGATGATTTGTATGTAAAATCTCTTGGTTTGTATACATCTGGTTTATTGTCTGCTTCTTTTGCGACAATAGTATTGAAAATAAATTTTATGGAACTAGTCGTTCCTTTAGCTTTGTAGAACTTCTGAATATTTTTAATCAGAGTTCTTTTATCTACCTCTCCCTTAAGATACTTTTCTGGAAAAGAACCAAGATATTGATTCTCAAAATTCTTTATTAACGCATATAAGAAAAGATTACTTACGTTAAGAACCTTTTGACCAGCATTATGTGGTGCTGCATCTGTGCTGGTGTAGCTTGACGAGCTATAAAGATCACCAAGAGTTGTGTTACCACTGACACCTCTAACTGCTCCTGATAAAGTTGTGCTTGTTCGTGACTCATAGAAGATAATCTCGTTGTCTATTTTAACGTATCCGTTTTTCTTTGGAAAACTCGTTGCATCTTGTAGTACAATTGTATCATCAGTATCAGTGATACTAACGTCCAACAGATCAGACTGTTTAAGTAAGTTTTGTTCATAATAATCTATGTCTGCATATTTTTGAATATTGTTAATAATATCCAGCGTGCCACCTTGCACCTCCTGTTGTTCATAATACTTTGTGAGAAACTTACTAAAAAGTTGATACTCTGTACTAATGAATTCAGGAAGCTGCGATTCAATGAGAGTAGAAATTCTCTTGGTCTTTACAGCGGGCATTTAATTTACTCTTTGTATGCAGTGAATGAGGAATTAGCAACGTCAACATCAAGGTATACCTCACGGAGTGCCTTAACATCATTGAGGAGTGGTTTGACTCTAACAGATATACGGTTATCAAAGAAACTACCTTTAATGATAGTTAAGTTGTACATTTTAAGCTCACCTTTTTCATAATCTATGTCACCGATATCGCTGTCAAGGACAACCTTTTCACCAGTCACGCTATCTAGTCTATATAGGACAATTTTCTTATTTCTATCTTCAACATAAACATCAAAATTAGGATATTCAGTAACTCTAAATCCAGTGCTAGAAAGAATTGGATCATCACAGTCCTCATCAAAAGCATTCTGGAAACATAACTCATAATAGAAGGTAGAATTTAGAGAAGGATAGAAATCTTTTCTCATTGTGATACTGGTGAGATTAGAATTTATAGATTTATCTGCATCATCAATAACACCAATCATCTTACTGTATCTAAACTTACCATTAAACTTTTCAGTATCACTTGTATCAAGATAAGACTGTACACTACCAATCACCTTGTCTCTAATCTGTGATGTTGTTTGATCTGTCATCTCACCGTTATAGTAAATCTTACTTGTAAGCTCAACAAACAAAATAGAAGGATCTACTAATTTTGGTTCTACAGATGCAACAACATATTTCTTTAATTCTTGTACAATACGATTCTTTGTTAATGATGTAAGATAACTTGCATCAGTTGGTTTCAATGCAATAAAAACTTTTCCATATTCAGGTGGATCTTGATCTTCTCCACCAAATATAATGATGTCACTTGTTGCTGGATATACTTTTCTTACAATCGCTTCATAGTCCTGTGCGGTCACTGCACGGTCTTGTGTGCCATATGCCTTAGGAGCAGTGTATTTTATCTTAGCAGTGCTTTCTATTGCTTCACCACCCGCAGAAGCAACAGTAGATACAATTGATGTAGTAAATGAACTAGGTGATACACCATTTTCGTTTTCTAGTATACCAGAAAATACAAATGCTCTCACTCCATTACTTACAGGACCTTGTGTTATCAAATATGATACATCAATACGTGTATTGTTCTCAAGTTTTTTACCAAGAACACCATCACCCATCAATATTTCATACCTTTGATCCTCAACCTCATCTAGAAAAAAGACTTTTGAGTCACCGTCAACACCTAGTATGTTATCAGCAAGTAAATATGGTTCATTAAATGTGCCTCCGCCAGGATACACCTTAACTTTAACTGTATTAGTATCAATATTTGGGTTATCTAATATAAATCTTTGATTCTTAGATGCAGTCTGAATTGTAAACTCGCTATTCAATACTGTTCCTTCTCTGATTGGTACATTAGTAAATGTTGCAACACCGTTTATTACCTGTGCCTTTACATCACTCGTAACAACGTAATTGTAAATAGCATTATCAAAGTTAGAGATAAACCCTGTTCCTTCTTTTAAATTTAATTCTTTGTCAGTTGTTGTATTAGTATATGTAACAGTAAATGAAACATATGCAGTAGGAGATGTAGCACTTTTAGGTCTATACCCTAATTGCTTTGCAATTGCTACTACATTGTCTCTTAAAGTGGCAGAATCAATGAATAGTTCATTGACCACCATGTTGGTATTAAATGCTGTATAGTAGGTATTATAAGCAAGAGTGTCTACCAGAGTTGCTAGTGCAGACCCTTCAAAATCATAATCAGTAAAATCATTCTGACTCCTCAAATATTCTTTGAGAGAAGTTTTGATATTCTCAAAATCTAAATTGGATACCTGAGTGTATGGCATTATCTTGTACGTTCTAGAAATATATCTAATGCCACTGCTCTGTCTTCTCTACCTATAATTTTATACTCAAGTTCTACCTCGTATCCATTATTCATTAGATCAGGGTAACACATAAGTTTCGTGATTGATATTCTAGGTTCAAACCTATTAAGAGTTTCTCTAATCTCTTTTTTAATCAATGCAGCAGAACCATAATCCATTGGTTCAAACAATAGATCCTGTAGACCACTTCCCAAGTCTGGTTGGAATGGTCTTTCACCTCTTCTTGTAAGTAATAATCCTTTTATTGATTGTGCAACAGCAGACTTATCCTTCACCGTTACCAAATCA